TTTGAGCCGCAGTCAGGCACCCTGAACAGCGTTATTCCACCGGCAGTGCAGCACCTGACGGTGGAGGTGAGCGCGGCTGACGGTCAGTATCTGGCACAGGCGAAATGGGACACGCCGAGGGTGGTGAAGGGCGTGCGCTTCAGTCTGCGCCTGACCAGTGGAAGCGGTGAGAACAGCCGCCTGCTGACCACCGCCATCACTGCCGATACGGAGCACCGTTTCAGTGGCCTGCCTCTCGGGGAATACACCCTGACGGTCAGGGCGATTAACAGCTATGGCCAGCAGGGCGAACCCGCCACCACCACCTTCCGGATTAACGCACCGGCAGCGCCTGCCGGTGTTGAACTGACGCCGGGGTATTTTCAGATAACGGCAGTCCCGAAACTGACATTTATGACCCGACGGTGCAGTTTGAGTTCTGGTTTTCGGAGGCAAAAATTGCAGACGCCGCACAGGTGGAAACCTCTGCCCGTTATCTGGGGACCGGCAGTCAGTGGAGTGTATCCGGCCCGCACATTAAGCCCGGGAAGGATTTCTGGTTTTACGTGCGCAGCGTCAACCTGGTGGGGAAATCTGCGTTTGTGGAAGTCAGCGGGCAGCCCAGCAATGATGCAGAAGGGTATCTGGGGCTGTTTCGGGAAAAAATAGGAAAACTGCATCTGGCTCAGGGGCTGTGGGAGCTGATAGACAACAGCCAGCTTGCGGATGAGATGGCGGAGATGAAGACCACCATCACCGAAACCCGCAATGAAATCACACAGACGGTCAGTAAAACGCTGGAGGACCAGAGCGCCACCATACAGCAGATACAGCGCGTGCAGAAGGACACAAATGATGACCTTGCTGCACTTTACATGCTGAAGGTACAGAAAACAAAAAATGGCATACCCTATGTTGCCGGTATTGGAGCGGGGATTGAGGATACTGATGGCCAGCCCCTGAGCAACATACTGCTGCTGGCTGACCGTATTGCGATGATTAACCCGGAGGACGGCAACACCACGCCGTTATTTGTGGCGCAGGGGAATCAGCTGTTCATGAACGATGTGTTCCTGAAGCGGCTGTTTGCGGTGAGTATCACCTCGTCCGGCAATCCCCCGACGTTTTCCCTGACGCCGGAGGGCAGGCTGACCGCAAGAAATGCTGATATCAGCGGTAACGTGAATGCGAATTCCGGGACGCTCAACAACGTCACGATTAACGAGAACTGTCGGGTTCTGGGAAAACTGTCCGCGAACCAGATTGAAGGCGATCTCGTTAAAACAGTGGGCAAAGCTTTCCCCCGGGATTCCCGTGCACCGGAGCGGTGGCCATCAGGGACCATTACCGTCAGGGTTTATGACGATCAGCCGTTTGACCGGCAAATTGTTATTCCGGCGGTGGCATTCAGCGGCGCTAAACATGAGAGAGAGCATACTGATATTTACTCCTCATGCCGTCTGATAGTGCGGAAAAACGGTGCTGAAATTTATAACCGTACCGCGCTGGATAATACGCTGATTTACAGTGGCGTTATTGATATGCCTGCCGGTCATGGTCACATGACGCTGGAGTTTTCGGTGTCAGCATGGCTGGTAAATAACTGGTATCCCACAGCAAGTATCAGCGATCTGCTGGTTGTGGTGATGAAAAAATCCACAGCAGGTATCAGTATCAGCTGAATTTTATAACCCAGAACGGGCGTCAGAAATGACGCCTTTTTTATTGCAGAAAAGCGAGAGGTAATTATGCGTAAACTTTATGCAGCCATTTTGTCCGCAGCCATTTGTCTGACCGTATCCGGTGCGCCTGCATGGGCGTCTGAGCAGCAGGCCACGCTGAGCGCGGGGTATCTTCATGCCCGGACGAACGCTCCCGGTAGCGATAATCTTAACGGGATTAACGTGAAATACCGTTATGAGTTTACGGACACACTGGGGATGGTGACGTCGTTCAGCTATGCAGGAGACAGGAATCGCCAGCTGACCCATTACAGCGATACCCGCTGGCATGAAGATTCCGTTCGTAACCGCTGGTTCAGCGTAATGGCGGGGCCGTCTGTGCGCGTGAATGAATGGTTCAGCGCGTATGCGATGGCGGGTGTGGCTTACAGCCGTGTGTCGACTTTCTCCGGGGATTATCTCCGCGTAACTGACAACAAGGGGAAAACGCACGACGTGCTGACCGGAAGTGATGACGGTCGCCACAGCGACACCTCTCTGGCGTGGGGAGCTGGCGTGCAGTTTAACCCGACCGAATCCGTGGCCATTGATATTGCTTATGAAGGCTCCGGCAGTGGCGACTGGCGCACTGACGGTTTCATCGTGGGTGTCGGTTATAAATTCTGATTAGCCAGGTAACACAGTGTTATGACAGTCCGCCGGTTCAGGCGGGCTTTTTTGTGAGGTGAATATGGCAGTAAAGATTTCAGGTGTACTGAAAGACGGCACAGGAAAACCGGTACAGAACTGCACAATCCAGCTGAAAGCAAAACGTAACAGTACCACGGTGGTGGTGAACACGGTGGCCTCTGAAAATCCGGATGAAGCCGGTCGTTACAGCATGGACGTTGAGTACGGTCAGTACAGCGTCATTCTGTTGGTGGAGGGCTTCCCGCCGTCACATGCCGGGACCATCACCGTGTATGAAGATTCTCAACCGGGGACGCTGAATGATTTTCTCGGTGCCATGTCGGAGGATGACGTCCGTCCGGAGGCACTGCGTCGTTTTGAACTGATGGTGGAAGAAGCAGCGCGTCACGCAGAGGAGGCGAAGAAGAATGCCGGAGAAGCAGAGACGTCCGCGAGGAATGCCGGCATATCAGCCAGTAAGGCGGAAGCGAGCGCGGCAAATGCTGACACTTCAGCAGGGGATGCATCGGAGTCAGCCCGGCAGGCGGCAGAAAGTGCAGCCGCTGCAAAGCAGTCAGAGGAGGCGTCCTCGTCCTCGGCCTCTGCGGCCGCTCAAAAAGCCAGTGAGTCATCACAAAGTGCAGCAGAAGCTGAATTGTCAAGAAAGACGGCAGAAAGTGCAGCCGGTAATGCAGCCAGGGATGCAACGACCGCAGCAGAAAAAGCCCGGGAGTCAGCAGAAAGCGCACAGTCAGCGGAACAAAGCAGGATAGCGGCGGAAGAAGCCGTAAACCGAATCCCCACCGTGGTGGGACCTCCCGGGCCAAAGGGGGAACAGGGGCCCGCGGGTCCTCAGGGGCCGAAGGGTGATAAGGGAGAGCGCGGAGACACCGGCCCTGTCGGGGCAACCGGCGAACGGGGACCGGCAGGTGATGCTGGTCCGGCAGGCCCGCAGGGGCCGAAAGGTGACAGGGGAGAGCGGGGAGAGACCGGTCTGACAGGAAGTACAGGTCCACAGGGTCCAAAGGGAGACACCGGGGCAGCAGGCCCGGCAGGCCCACAGGGACCGAAAGGAGAAACAGGTGTGGCTGGCCCGGTAGGGGCAACCGGACCTCAGGGACCAAAGGGCGCCCCGGGGGAGACGCAAATACGGTTCCGTCTGGGGCCGGGAAACATTATTGAGACAAACAGCAATGGCTGGTTCCCGGATACAGATGGCGCACTCATCACCGGACTGACCTTTCTTGACCCCAAAGATGCCACACGGGTTCAGGGTTTTTTTCAGCATTTGCAGGTCAGGTTTGGTGACGGGCCGTGGCAGGATGTTAAGGGGCTGGATGAAGTGGGCAGTGATACAGGCAGAACAGGAGAATGACATGAACATACTAAAAAAACTTATGCAGCGTCTGTGCGGTTGCGGAAAGCATGATGGCCGAGAACACGGGCAGTCGCTTACAGTACAACTGCGACTGGGGCCGGCAGACATCCTGGAGTCAGATGAGAATGGTATTATCCCGGAGCAGGACAGGGTAATCACGCAGGTGGTGATACTGGATGCGGATAAAAAGCAGATACAGTGTGTGGTAAGACCGCTGCAAATCCTGCGTGCTGACGGGAGGTGGGAAAATATTGGCGGAATGAAATAGCCGACAGCTTCACAAAACCGGAGTCCGGCTCCGGTTTTTTGTTGGTTAGATGTAATCTGACAGATACCTGTATAAATAACCGGTAACTGTCAGGTCAGAGCTAATACAGGTAATTATATTATAATCACGAGCGC